TCCATAAATGGATGCAGCACCTTGTTTATCTAACCTGACCAACAGTTGTCAGTTGTTGGCTCCACCTGTGTGTCCCCGTTCGATTGCTCTACTAGAAGTACCAATGGATTCGGTACGTTTATCCCAGTTGGTTAGCTGCCTACCTTCTGGAGGGCTGAGTGATGGCCCCATGTGCTGAACTATGCCACAAATAATTGTTGTCTGCAACGCTTACATTGTGATAGCATTTAATTGTTTATTCAGCTTAATCTTTGGGAGTTGCTAATGGCTATTTTGACTGGTGTTTTTAAGATTGGTAGAGATGCAGAGAATCGCTTCCTGCCAAATGGAGAGGTTGTTTGCAATATTTCCATGGTCTACAACTATGGGAAAAAAGGACAAGATGGTAAGAAACCATCACAATGGGTAGATGCCTCACTTTGGGGTTCTCGTGCTGAAGCTCTCAGCCAATACCTAGTTAAAGGAACTTCCATATTTGCTGTCTTGGAAGACATCCACATAGAGGTGTACAACAAGAAAGACGGTACTTCTGGTACTAAGTTGACTGGCAAGATCGGCAATCTTGATATTGTTTCTCGCCCACAAGGTGACAATGCATCTGAGGCTGCTCCTGTTCCTGCTGTCCAGAAAAAGGTCGTTACTCCTGTTGACGACATGGATGACGATATTCCCTTTTAATCTGAGGAGACTGATATGAAGAAAGCTTTGATTGGCATTTGGATTGCCGCCACTGCACTGACAACATGGGCTTCTTGTGTGACGCATACCTATTATGAGAATGGTCGGTATGTCACTTGCACAACCTGTTGCTATGGCAATAACTGCAATACCAACTGCTATTGATGACCGACAAGGTTGAGAAGAAATCAAACGGCACTTACCCCTCCGTTCGTGGATGGGGTGGTGTCCGTAATGTTGTCCAGCGCATTGAGCGGTCGCAGACCATTGTTGCCAATCGTGAGGCAGTTGCCTACAGCTTACTCACCATGGCAAACACCAAGATCACTGACATCATGGAATGGGATGACCAAGGCAACATTCAAGTCAAAGCCAGCAGCAAGATCCCTGAACACGCATTGCAATCCATAAAGAAGATCAGCCAGCGAGTAGACAAAGAAGGAAACGCCACCATCGACATTGAACTGTTTGACAAAGTTCAAGTGCTGCGTATTCTGGCAAAAGCATCTGGTCTACTCGACACTCCTGACGATGGACAAAAGCCTTCCGTCATTGGCGTGACCATCCAATCACCTGACGTACAAGATGTCTGATCAAATCACTGGTATCAATATTGACTTGCGGTCTTCTCCAACTGCATTCAAGTTCTTGCAAGACAAATCCTTTGTCACTGGGTTGATGGGGCCAGTTGGGTCTGGCAAGTCTTATGTCTGTGCTGCCAAGATAATGATTCGTGCAGTGCAACAAAAGCCATCTCCTGTGGACGGCATCAGATACAGCCGCTTTGTCATTGTGCGTAACAGCTACCCTGAGTTGAAGACCACTACGCTCAAGACTTGGGCAGATCTTTTTCCTGAGAATGTCTATGGCCCGATCCTACATACCCCACCTATCACTCACCACATCAAGCTTCCACCCAGAGGTGATGCGGCAGGGATTGACTGTGAAGTTATTTTTTTGGCTCTTGACCAGCCTAAAGATGTCCGTAAATTGCTTTCGCTTGAACTCACAGGCGCTTGGGTTAACGAAGCCAAAGAACTCCCAAAAGCTGTCATTGACGGACTCACCCATCGAGTGGGACGATATCCCACCAAACGAGATGGTGGCGCTACATGGCACGGCATCTGGATGGACACAAACCCGATGGACGATGACCACTGGTGGCACAGACTTGCAGAAAAAGAACCCATCACAGGCAAGTACGCATGGAAGTTCTTCAAACAACCAGGCGGGGTAATCGAAGTCCCATCAGAAAATTTGCCCGAAAACCCAGAAGCCAATGACCACATCTTTGCGTCTGCCAAGTGGTGGAAGATCAATCCCAAAGCCGAGAACATCAAGAATCTGCCGCCAGGCTACTACCTCCAGCAGTTGGCAGGGAAAACCCTAGACTGGATTCGCTGTTATGCCGAGGGTAAATACACCTTTGTCCAAGATGGAAAGTCAGTCTGGCCTGAGTATGACGACAACATCATGGCGGCTGACCTTGAACCAGACCCAAATCACCCAATTCAGGTTGGATTGGACTTCGGTTTGACTCCAGCCGCAGTGTTTGGACAGCGTATGCCCAATGGACAGTGGCGTGTTTTGCATGAGATTGTGACTTTTGACATGGGACTGGAGCGGTTTGGTCAGACTTTGATGGCTGAATTGCAGACCAGATTCCCAAAATATGAGATCCGCATCTGGGGTGACCCCGCTGGTATGCAACGAGATGCCATTTACGAGACAACTGCCTTTGAATATTTGCGTTCACTGGGACTGAGAGCCGAGCCGACCGCCACCAATGACTTCAAAGCTCGTAGGGAAGCCGCTGCCGCACCCATGAATCGCATGGTTTTAGGCAAACCAGGCTTGCTGGTCAACAAATCATGCAAGCTTTTGCGAAAATCCCTGTCTGGTGGATACCATTTCAAGCGAATTGCAGTCGGTGCTGGGCATGAAAGGTTCAGAGACACACCAAACAAGAACGAACACTCCCACGTTGGTGACGCTTTTGGCTATCTGATGACTGGTGGCGGTGAATATCGCCAGTTGACCAGAGGATCCCAGTCTGCCAGTGGCAAGATTTTCATTGCTACTTCGGTCACAGCCGCAGATTTCGATGTCTTCGCTTGATATTTTTGAGCTTCTACCCAAAAACTCGCCGCTGACTTGGGTTCCATTCAATGCAGGTCATGCGATGACCCTGAAAATTGACCCATCTATAAGGGAAACCCTACCCCAAAACAGACCGCTGGCTGACTTAATCGAAGCCCAAGCCAATCAAGGTCATGCTATCACTGCGATATTACAAAGCAAGCCTGTTGCCATTTTTGGGGCTGTCGATGTCTGGGATGGGGTCGCTGAAATGTGGCTCAACTGCGAAGAAAAGCTCAGAAAATATGGGAAAACCATGACCCGTGCGGCTCAAATCTACGCTGATTACATTGTGATATCAAGAAACTTGCATCGTTTGCAGATCACAGTAAGATGCGCTGACTTGAGAGCGGTGCGCTGGGGACTTGCCATTGGTTTTGAAATTGAGGGACTGATGAAAAAGTATGGCGCTGACGGATCTGATTTTTTTATGATGTCAAGGAGTTAACCATGGGCAATGCAGTAAAAGCTGTTGGAAATATTGTTAAACGTGTAGGTGATGCTGTTTTTTATGGTGGCGATCCTGCTGTGCAAGAGGAAGCCAGACGATCACAACAAGAACAACTCAGTGTGCAAAGACAAACCCTAGCCAAACAAGAAGCCGCAACCAATCAACAGCAGACTGAACTTGCCAAAAGAGCGCAAGCTTCTATGAAAGCAAGACGAGGCGGTGGTCTTCGCTCATTGTTGTCTGGATCTGAACTTGGTTTGACAGAGCAATCTGGTACATCCAGCAAGCTTGGTGGTGGTTGATCATGGCAACAGACAACAAAGCCAAGATGCAGGCAAAAGTCCAGAAGGTGATGAAGGAATACTCTGCTGGAAAACTCAAATCTTCCAGCGGTGAAAAAGTCACAAACCGCAAGCAAGCAATTGCCATTGGCATGAGCGAAGCCAGACAAGCCGTCAAGAAAAAATAAATGCCAATCATCGTTCAGCGAGAGTCAGAAAATACAAAGTCCCGACTTGTTACGCTGACTCATAAAAATAATGCTGGTGATCAGGTGATTGCTGGCGCTGATGCGCCTGTCATTGTGGTTGATGTCAATCATCAGAGAAATCACGATGGCAGAGCTTTCTTTGCTTACAAGATATATCCAGACTCAGCACCATTGGCTGCCAATGCCAGCATAGACATTGTGCTGGCTTCTCCATCTGGCGTGTTCCCACACATAACAATTGATGGATTGTGTTTGGGTGATGCAGAGTTGTATGTCTATGAAGGCACAACCACTACTGGTGGAACGGCATTCACACCAATCAACCGTAACCGCAATTACGCTGTCAGCAATCCAAGCCAAGTAGCCATGGTGATCAACCCAACAGTGACATCTGTCGGCACTGAACTTGATGCACAGATCATTCCTGGCGGTGCTGGCAAAAAATCTGGCGGTGGTACTGCGGCATCTCTTGAGTATGTGCTGAAGCCACTGACCAATTACTTGTTCAGATTAACGAATGTCAATGGCACATCACACGCTGCCTATCTAACTTTGGAGTGGTACGAATAATGGCAACCAACATGATTGAAGAGGCTGAAGCCGAAGCCAATGGCGAATACCAGTGTCCATTGGCGACCAGAGACATTCTGACCAATTTGAAAAACAGAAACTGGGCGTTTGAAACTGTTGGCTATGGCCCAGCAAATCCCAATGATGAGAAGAACAACGAGACATTCTGGTTGCGTAAAGCGGTAATCTGGGCAACCAATTTGGCTGAAGCCAAAGGAATGCGATGCGGTAACTGTGCGGCATTCATTCAGACTGAGTTTATGTTGGAGTGCATCAAGTCTGGCATTGAAGCCAAGAATCCAGCCGAAGAGTCTGGCTATGACGAGGATGTGATTGAGACTGCACAGCTTGGATTCTGTGAGTTATTTCACTTCAAGTGCGCTGGCACAAGAACTTGTGATGCATGGTTAGTTGGTGGCCCTATCACCGATGATGATGGAGAAGATTGATGGCAAAAATGACTGTAGAGCAAGTCTTAGAAAGACAGAAAATTGCTCAGAACAAAAAGGATGACTTCAAGTCTTTGTATGAAGACGCAATGGAGTTTGCGCTGCCACAACGAAATCTGTATGGCGGTGAATACGAAGGTCGTGTAGGTGGCAAAAAGAAGATGGCTCGTGTCTTTGACTCGACTGCCATTAACTCCACCCAGCGATTTGCCAACCGCTTGCAATCTGGCATCTTCCCACCCCAGCGCAAATGGTGTCGTCTGGAACCAGGCACTGACATTCCAGTTAATCGCAAGTCAGAAGCCCAGCGTGTACTGGATCTGTACAACGAGAAGCTGTTTGCCGTCCTGAAGCAATCCAACTTTGACATTGCCATGGGTGAGTTCTTGCTGGACTTGTCTGTGGGTACTGCCGTCATGCTGGTTCAACCAGGCGATGCAGTGTCTCCCATCAACTTCATTCCTGTGCCACAGTACTTGGTCAGCTTTGAAGAGGGTGCAAATGGTCAGGTGGATAACGTCTACCGCAATATGCGGATCAAGGGCGAATCCATTCAGTTGCAGTGGAAAGATGCCAAGATCCCAGTTGATCTGCAACAACGCATCAAAGACAAGCCAACCGAAGAGGTTGATCTGGTTGAAGCAACCATTTTCAACATTGACCGTGGTGACTACAGCTATTATGTGATTGACAAGAAGAGCAAGCAAGAGCTTGTTTATCGCAAGTTGAAGTCCAGCCCATGGGTGGTCAGCCGATACATGAAGGTTGCTGGCGAGATCTATGGTCGTGGGCCAGTACTGACTGCATTGCCAGACATCAAGACGCTGAACAAAACCAAGGAACTGTTGCTCAAGAATGCCAGCCTTGCAATCACTGGTGTATATACAGCGGCAGACGATGGCGTGTTGAACCCAGCCAATGTGAAGATCGTGCCTGGTGCAATCATTCCAGTTGCCAGAAATGGTGGGCCACAGGGTGAGGCGCTCAAGCCTTTGCCTCGTGCTGGTGACTTCAATGTCAGCCAGATTGTGATCAATGACTTGGTGGCATCAATCAAACGCACCTTGTTGGATGAGTCTTTGCCACCAGACAACATGAGTGCCAGATCAGCCACAGAGGTGGTCGAGCGCATGAAGGAACTGGCTCAAAACTTAGGATCTGCCTTTGGTCGATTAATCAATGAAACCATGATTCCACTGGTCACCAAGATCTTGGAAGTCATGGATCGTGACGGCATCATCGATCTGCCTTTGAAGGTCAATGGATTGGAAGTCAAAGTTAGCCCAGTCAGCCCATTGGCAATGGCACAGAATCTGGACGAGATCAACAACATTATCCAGTTCATGCAGATCACGCAAGGTCTTGGCCCTGAAGGTCAGATGGCGATCAATGCTGGTTCGGCAATTGACTACATTGCTGACAAGCTTGGTGTACCAGCCGCAGTCAGAACCAGTGCAGAAGAGCGAAAAGCAATGATGGCGCAGATGGCGCAGATGGCACAACAAATGGCTACCGCTGAAGGTGGTGCAGCGCCAGCATTAGAAGGAGCAATGGCTTGAGCTGGGAAGACTTAGAAAATGAATTACCACCGCATGAGCCTAATCAGGCTGGTGTTGATTTAAACCTCCAGATGGCAAAGACATTTGCCAGTGATGAGGGACAAAAGGTGTTGGCATGGCTACGAGAGTTTTACCTTGAGCAACCATGCTGGCAACCTGGTGCGGATCAGTCGCTGGGGATGTTCCGAGAGGGACAAAACAGTGTGATCCGAGATATTGAAAACCGCATACGAAAGGCAAAGAACCAATGAGCGAAGCAAATGACAACCCTGGCCTGCTGGAAGCCGCTGCAAGCGAGACATCTTCAGAGCAGACAACCGAGGGCCAAGAGCAGAGCATTTCCCATGTTCAGGGAGAAGAAAAAGAAGACAGCCCACTTGAGCGTCCTGACTTCTGGCCTGAAAAGTTCTGGAATAAAGACAAGGCTGAACCTGATCTGGAGGGCATCAGCAAGTCCTACACCGAGTTGGAAAAGAAGTTCCGCTCTGGCACACACAAGCCACCTGAAGATGGCAAGTACAACTTAGAAGCGGCTGGTCTACAAGAAGATGACCCAGTGGCACAGGCTTACACAAGCTGGGCGCAGAAGTACGGCATTTCCCAGCAAGCCTTTGAGGATCTGGCAAGGGAGGTCACCACGATCTCTGGCGACCAAGAGGCTTTGACCAGACAGTCCATGGAGCAAGAAATGGAAGCACTTGGCCCCAATGCCAAGGCAATCATCTCCAACATGGCTACATGGGGTCGTGGGATGGTCAACAAGGGCATCTGGAGCGAGGATGAGTTCAAGGAGTTCACACGCTGGGGAGACACTGCCAAGGGCATCAAGGCGCTGTCTAAGCTCAGGGAAACCTATGAGGGCAGAGTACCAGTAGATACCCTTAAAGCTGACCCTGAAGGCGCTGTATCCAAGGAAGAATTGGAAACCATGGTTGCTGATCCCAAGTACAAAAAGGATCCAGCTTACAGAGCCAAGGTTGAAAAGCTCTTTGAAAAGATGTATGGTTGAGGTGTTGGCAAGCAGTTGCTAACGTCTCCAAGGTGAAGTGTTTAGCCCCTGCTTGACAGGGGCTTTTTTTCGGCTATACTCCAAACCGTCAAGCGTTGCGGCAAGACATTTAGAACCCTTTGGCTCTAGCTTTCTATTCCTTTACAGGAACACGCCGCAATGTGGAAAGCTGGAACCAGAGGGTTTTTGCTTTTCTGACTCGCAGGCAATGCGGTACGTCAGTGGTTGCCTGTTAAATAACCCTGTTACACGGCAAGCCAAAGCGGGGATGGTGGGCTAAGAATAGAGCCAGGTGGTAGGTCAGCAATGACTGTAAGTCTGTTCAGTGCGATGCGATGACATGGCTCCGTAGGGCATACATCGAAGCATAAGCGAACTGTTGGTTTTGACCACGGTAAGGCTGTGCTTTGCTCCAACATTCACCATAGGGCATTTATATGAAGCAACAGATTAAGGATTTAAAAGCAAGATCTAAGAAACTAGCTTTGAAAGTTAAAGTTGCTAACTTGTCTGATAACGAAATTGCTTTGAGATTGAGAAAGTCTTCTGATGGATTTTTAAAATCAAAAGAATGGAAAGAATTAAGACTTAAAGCTTTAGATTTATATGGATTTGTTTGTATTAAATGCAAAAGAGATAACTCTAGGGGATACCCTATAAACATTGATCATATTAAACCAAGAAAGTTCTTTCCAGAATTGGCTTTAGATATAACCAATTTGCAACCATTGTGTGGCCCTTGCAATAAAAAAAAGGGTAATCACTATTAAAAAATAGTTGACAACCATTAAAAAGTGTGTTCTATAATGTAATCATGGACAACCGCAAGGCCCATGACAGCAGTAGTCTGCTCCCTGGTGTGGGGGTAACACACAAGTCTAGGCCCAGATTCTTCTGGACAACCGTTGG